GAGGCAAGTTCGGGCTTTACCTCACGCCGCACGAGTATTCCCCGACGACCGGGGACCGCGATTACAACCGCGTGATTGACGACTATTTCCACGCGTGGTGCAAAAACTGCGACGTGACGAACCGGCACAGCTTCAAGAAACTCGTGCAGCTCGCGGCCGAGGAACGTCCGATTGACGGCGATTGTGGTTTCGTGATTCGGCGCAGCGGCGAGGGTTTGAAACTGCAACTCGTGCCGGCCACGCGCATCGGCAACCCAAACGAGACGGCCGTCGCCTCGAACAATTACTTCCAAGGGATTATCACGAACGACTTCGGCCAGCCGGTCGCTTATCGGATTTTCCGAGTCACGCGTGAAGGCGTTTATTTCGGCGCGGAGGACATCCCTGCGAATCAGTTTTGCCACTACTTCGACCCGTTCCGCGTGGACCAATATCGCGGCGTCACCGACCTGCACAGCGCGATTCAGACGGCGCGGATGCTACACGAAATATTGCAGGCCGAAAAGGCCGGCGTGCGTTTCTCGTCGCAGCAGGCGGCGCTGATCTTCAACGACCGAGGCGTCGCGAACCCGCGCAACCTTTTTCAGCCGAATCCCACGATGGGATTGCCGAGCGGACAGACGCAGAAGAACGAGCTGACCGAGGTCGGCATGATTCGTTATTTCCAGAACTCGGACCGCGTCGAGGTCATGCCGTCGCGTCCGTCGCAGGCGTTCACCGGATTCGTGCAGCACCTTATGCACGAAATCGCGCTGGGCGTGGGCGTGCCGGAGGGCGTGCTGTTCGGGACACAGGACTACAAGGGGCCAAGCGTGCGCGCAGAATTCGCGGCGGCTGATCGAGTGTTCACGAACAAGCAAGGCGTGCTGACCGACAAGGTTTTGGACCCGATCAAGGACGCCGTGATTCTCGACGCCATCGCACGCGGCGAGATCGCACCGCCTCCGCTTCTCGCGGGCGAGACAATGGTTCAAGCGCTGCGCCGGGCGACGAAGGGCGAGTGGCGTTTCCCGGCCAAGCTCAGCATCGACGTCGGCCGCGAGAGCGCCGCGAACATGAACGAGAATCGGCAGGGCGCAAAGTCGCTGCAAGAGATCGCAGCCGAGGAAGGCACGGACGCTTTCTCGCGGCTCGAACAGATCGCAATTGAAGCCGGATTTGTGAAGGAGCTGGCGGTGAAATACGGCGTGCCGGAGACGGCCATCCGCCTCACGACGACCTCACTCCCGAGCACGCCAGCGGCCGCAGCCGCAGCAGGCGACGCGGTGGGAGCGAGCGCAGCCGAGGCGCAGGCGGCCAGCGTCGCGGTTTCTGGGACCAGCGTAGAATCAACGGACGATGCCGCTATTGCAGGCGTCGAATCCTTCCCGGGTGTGTCGCCCGAACTGGCGCCTCTCAACGGCGCGCAGATTGCTGCGGTGCTTTCCATTCTAGAAAATTTACGCGCAGGCAATCTCACGTCGGAATCTGCCGAGACGCTTATGGTATCCGCAGGCATGGCAAATGAATCTGCGAGCAAGGTAGCCGGTTCTGTTGCTGGACTACCGAAGCAGCCGACGAATATTTCGGCCGCAGCGATGCACAAGCGAATCCAGCTTGCGCGCTCACGATCAGCCGCAAGCGAGGACTCAAATCTCGTCACGATCAACTTCGCCGACGGCTCCTATATTCCAACCGACGCGATGGCGGACAACGCACGGCGCGCACTTGAGATCCGCGAGAAGAAGCCGATGTCACAGCGCGGCATGACGAGCGTCGGCATCGCCCGGGCGCGTGACCTCATGAACAAGCGGCCGATGTCCGAGGACACCGTGCGCCGCATGAAAGCCTTTTTCGACCGGCACGAAATCGACAAGCAGGGCGAGACCTGGGACGAGCAAGGCAAGGGATACCAGGCTTGGATGGGATGGGGCGGCGACGAGGGCTATTCGTGGAGCACAGCTATCGTGGAGCGGCTGAACAAGCAGGCGGAGAAAAAAGACCTCTCGGTGGCGGCCGCAGAAGTGCAGCATCAGTTTGCGCGCAACACGCCACTCGCAGCCGAGGACTGGCTGGACGCGGTGCAGAAATACCGTGCGAAGCAGATGACGACCATCGAAGAGACAAAGCAAAGCGTGACCGGCGACCAGAGCATTATCGAGCTGAGCAAATCAAAGCGCAAAAAATAATTCCATGATCCACACCCAGACCGAAATCGATAACCTTGTTGAGTTGGCTATCATCCAGCGCGCCGAGCTGAAAAAGCTGGTGGAGTCGCTGCCGCAGTTGCGCGACCATTTGTCATCGGAGATCGAGCGCAACCTCGAAGAGATCGAGCCGGCGATCCGCAGCGAGCTGGAGCAGCTCGTCATCGCCCGCGCACAGGACGCGCACGCGCAATCCAGCGCGGCGCTGACCGCGAAGGTGGATGAGCTCGGCAAGGCTTTGGAAGTCACGACGGCGGCGCGCTACTCGGTGCTCATGGCCGAGCGCGAGCAGAACGCTACCTTGTTGGCGCAGGCCGAGGCACGCATCGCAGAGGCGGCGTCGGCTTTGCCGAGCGCGGTCAAGAGCATCGTGACCGACGAACTCTCGCGCTTTCCGCGTGCCGGCGAGATCGATCAGCTGCGCAAAGAATTTGCCGAGCCGAAGGGACTGAACCCTCGCGGCAAGTGGTCGCCCGACGAGACGTATCAGCGGCTGGACCTCGTGACGTTCAACGGCGATTCATTCGTCTCGAACATCGACGGCAACCGCGAGCGGCCGAGCCGAAGCGCGGCGGACTGGACGCTGAACGCGGCACGCGGCAACAGTGGCGGCGGCGGCGGCATAACTTCATTGACCGACCTGATCCCAACGCCGGGCGAGGGGCAAATCCTCGGTAGCGAAAATTCGTTCTACGTTCCCAAGAACCTCGTCGCCGGGGCGAACATCACGATTACGCAGACGCCGACCGACATCACCATTATCGGCACCGAAGGACAGATCGAGCTGGAAGATGGCAGTGCGGCGGCGCCGTCTTTGTTTTTCGTCAACGACACGGACACCGGACTTTTCCGAGTCGGTGCAAATACGCTCGGCATCGCAGTCGGTGGAACGCAAGCGGCGGCGATAAGCTCGGCGACGTTTGCCATCACGCCGAACACCACGATTGCAGGGACGCTGACGGCCAACGGCACGTCGATTCCGGCGAGCAAGACGCTGGTCGTGACGACCGACAAGATTTCCGTTCTCGCTGCCACGACTTCGGCAGAGCTGGCCGGCGTGATTTCCGACGAGACCGGCACCGGCTCTCTGGTCTTTGCCAGCTCGCCGACGCTGGTGACGCCGGACCTCGGGACGCCGAGCGCGCTGGTCGGCACGAACATCACCGGCACCGCAGCAGGCCTGACTGCGGGTAACGTGACCACAAACGCGAATCTGACCGGCGACGTGACGAGCGTCGGTAACGCGACGAGCATCGCGGCGGGCGTCATCGTTGACGCGGACATCAACGCAAGCGCGGCCATCGTTGACACGAAGCTCGCGACGATCAGCACGGCGGGCAAAGTCAGCAACTCGGCAACCACCGCAGCCTCGGCAAACACCGCCTCGGCAATCGTCGCACGCGACGGCAGCGGCAACTTTTCGGCTGGCACGATCACGGCGAATCTCACCGGCAACGTCAGCGGATCTTCCGGTAGCACGACCGGGAACGCAGCCACGGCTACGGCGTTGGCTACCGGGCGCACGATTGCGATTACCGGCGATCTTGCTTACACCTCGCCGACCTTCGACGGCACGGGCAACGTCACGGCGGCGGGCACGCTTGCGACCGTTGCGACGCCGGGCTCAACCGGCAGCTCAACCGCGATTCCAATCGTCACGATCAACGCGAAAGGCCTGACGACTTCAATCACGACGGCTGCGGTCATTGCGCCGGCCGGAACGCTCTCGGGCAACACGCTTGCAGCCGGCGTCACCGCCTCATCGCTGACCTCGCTCGGCACGATTGCGAGCCTGACCGCGACGGCCGGCACCGTTGCCAACGCTCCGAGCGGTTCAACCGACATCGCGAACAAGCTTTACGTGGACACCGTCGCGCAAGGACTCGACGCAAAAGCTTCATGCGTCGCAGCCACGACGGCGGACATTACGCTGAGCGGAGCGCAGACAATCGACGGCGTGAGCATCGTCGCGGGCAATCGCGTGCTGGTGAAGAATCAGACGATGAGCCAGAACAACGGCATCTATCTCTGCGCCTCGGGATCGTGGACGCGCACGACCGACGCGAACACGTGGGACGCTCTGACCTCGGCTTTCACGTTTATCGAGCAGGGCACGACGAACGCCGATTGCGGTTTCGTTTGCACAGCGAACGCAGGCGGCACGCTCGGCACGACCGCTCTGCCGTGGTCGCAGTTCTCGGGCGCAGGCACGTTCACCGCCGGCACCGGGCTGACGCTCACCGGCTCGGTCTTTTCGCTGACCTCGCCGGTCGCAGTGGCCAACGGCGGCACCGGGCTGACGAGTCTCGGCTCGGGCATTGCGACGTTCCTCGGGACGCCATCGAGCGCGAATCTCGCGGCGGCGGTCAGCGACGAAACGGGAAGTGGTGCGCTGGTGTTTGCATCCAGTCCAACCCTCGTGACGCCGACTCTCGGCGCGGCGACCGCCACCTCTCTAAACGGCGTCACCCTCACGGGCACGAGCACGCCAGCGCTTTCAGTCACCGGCACGGCGTCGGTCAGCGGCAGCAACACCGGCGATCAGACGACGATTACGGGCAATGCTGGGACCGCGACGATCTTGCAGACCGCGCGCAACATCAACGGCGTGAGCTTCAACGGTTCGGCTGATATTACGGTCACCGCAGCGGCTGGAACCCTGACGGGCGCAACCCTCGCGGCTGGCGTTACGGCGTCCTCGCTGACATCGCTTGGCACCATTACGAGTCTGACGGCAACGGCGTTAACGGTAAACGACAACACGACCCTCGGCTCCAGCAACTCGGACACGGTTGTCTTCAACGCTCGCGTGGCGAGCTCCATCGACCCAGCAACTGACAACCAGTACGACCTTGGAAGAACAGGGCATGAGTGGCGCGACCTACACATCGACGGCACGGCCAACATTGACTCGCTCGTGGCGGACACGGCGGACATCAACGGCGGGACGATTGACGGGACGGCCATCGGAGCCACGACGCCGAGCACGGTGGCGGCTACGACAATCACCGCCCAAAACGCATCTTTTCAAATCGTCGCGCAAACGAGCGGATCGACGCGCATGACGCTTGACCACAACGGCACTAATGGCCGGGTCGGCACACTCGACGCACAGGACGTGTATATCGTGCGGGCCAACGTGCCCGTCGCGGTGTTCGGTTCCACCGGCCTAAACTCCACGGCCATCGGAGCGACAGCGGCATCCACGGGCGCGTTTACGACGGTGAGCGCGACGGGAAACCTGACATTAAGCGCGGCAAACCCGTCGCTAATTGGCGGCACCAACGCAGGGTCAGTTTCGATTCAAAACCCAGACGCGGGAGCATACATAAGCATTTACGGTTCGACGCACGCGACAAAGGCCAACAAAATTGAGATTGTCGGAACAGGCGGAGTTACGCTGACAAACGGCCTCGCCGTGACCGGGGCGTTGTCGAGCACGGGTGTAATTTCCAGCGGCACATACCAAGACGATCCGAACACTGGCACGACTGACAGCGTTTCGATTAACAATGCGGGGTGGAGTTTTTGGAGCCGTGGCGGCGTCCCGTCCCTTTTTGTCCGCCGACGCACTTCCGATGGGGCGATTGCTCAATTTTACCGTGACACCACTCAGGTAGGCAGCATCTCCGTCACGACCACCGCGACGGCTTACAATACGTCGTCAGACGCCCGCTTAAAAACTAACGTGCGAGCACTCACCGGCAGCGGCGCAATCATCGATGCTCTCAAGCCTTCCGTTTTCGATTGGAAAACCGGCCAGAAAAACAGTTTCGGCTTTATCGCGCAGGAGACATTTGAGGTTTTCCCTTCGGCTGTGACGAAAGGCGACGACAATCCTGATCTCATCGAGCAACAATGGGCAATGGACGCCGGAAAGTTCATGCCGATCGCCATTGCCGAACTCAAGTCCCTCCGCGCCCGCGTCGCCGCTTTAGAATCCAAATAACATGACCACCGAACAAGCACTCCAGAACCTCTACGCAGCCGCCCGCCAAGCGCCCTTAAAGGCCGACGACCATGATCTTGTCCGCAAGTGCGCGGAAGCCATTGCCGAGGCGTTAAAGCCCAAGGAACCGAAAGCCGAGTAACATGGCAGGAACCTCCGACACGAATTGGCGCAGCTACGTTGGGCCACAGGACAACGGGCTGACGGTGAACGCGGCTGAGTGGCAGGCTCCGCTTGACCCCGAGAACTACGACGATCTTTTCAAGTGCTCAAACGTGAGCAACCTAACGGCCACTGGATTGACTATCCCCGCCAGCCGTGAGGATTCGATTGATTGTGTGCGCGGTAGCAATTACCTGATTCAGTCCTGCACGATTCAAGGCTCGGTCACGGTCAAAGGCGCGATTGAGGGATTTGAACTCAATAACTGCGTCATTTCGGGCACCGTCGAGTTGGGGCAATACGACAACTACTGGGTCAAGGGCCGCGCTCCGACGCGCTATGTCCGACTCGTCAACTGTTGCTCACCGGATGGTTCACCCATTCGCGTCAAGCTCTGGGACGCCGAGATAGCGCTCATCGCAGGAACGAGCGTGAAGATTACGCGCATCCCAAAATGGATTTGGCTCCCGTATTTCTTGTTCCGCCGTTTGACGAATCCGAAGAAGGTATAACCCATGCTCGATCTCCTCACCAACGCACTAGGCGGCGGCGCACTCGGTGTCCTGCTCAGAATCGGCAACGGGTTTTTCGAGAACTTCAAGGCCGGGCAGGACCACAAGCGAAAGCTCGAAGAGGCAAAGGCAATGGCCGAGATCGCAAGCGACAAAGCAAAGTGGGATGCGTTCACCGCGAGCCAACAGGCGGCCACTCCTCCGGCCAACACTTCGGCATGGGCAGCAAATTTGATAACGCTGTTTCGCCCACTCATCACGCTGCTCCTCTTGGTTCTGGTGACGATTGTCTTCTTCCGCGTCACCGAACTTGAGCAAGCCGAGATGATCGACGAGATTCAGTTCTGCGCCTTCAACTGCATCGGGTGGTGGTTCGGAGATCGCATGAGCCGCAAAAAATGAACGACCACAAAGACCTCATGGAAGTCGCCAAGCTCTGGAAAGAAACCGGCTGGCTGACTGCGGTGATTGGCGGCGCCGGCATGGTTGCGCGGCTCTTGGCCAACCCGATCCAAGGCACGATCTGGGACAGCGTGCGGCGCGTCATCATGGCGGCCATCGTCTCGACGCTCGCATGGTTTATCGTTGAGCAGATCGAAGTCAGCTCACTTGTGAAGGCCGTCACCTACGGCGTCGCCGGATTGCTCGCACCCGAGATCATCGACGGCATCACGACGCTGGCAAAAAAGTATTCCAAGAATCCGGGCAGGTTCCTGAAGAAATGAGCCCGAAGGTCATCACCGCTGCGCTCGCCGCGGTCGTCGTTTGTTTCGCAGGCGTCGGAGTGGTCACCGTGAAATCGGTCTCGGAGCACATCGCGGCGAGCGACAAAGAATTTGCGATGACGAGCAACGTGCTCAGTCCGCTTTTCGACATTTACGGGCTGGCTATCGTGGACGGTCAGGCAAAGGCAAGCAAGGGACTGATCAACGCCAAAGAGTTTTGCGACTCGCTGGCGAAGCTCCAAGCCGAGGCCGAGCGATTGCTCGCAGAATTTGGCAACCCGGCGGAACTCGTGGCGCAGCACAAACTCGTTGCAGCCTACCTCAAGAAAGCGCGTTCAGCCTGCGACGCCGGGCAAATTGAAACGCTCAACTCGCCGGCCATGACTGCCGAACTTTACGCGGTTATCGAACCGATGACGGCGCTAATCAACGAGGCGCTGCATGAAGAGCTGACGATTTCGCGCACGCACAAGGACGCCGCAGACCGGGCGCTTCTCACGTTTGAACGGTTCGCGAGCGTCGCGGCCGGGCTTGGAATGGTCTTTGCCGTCGCACCGTGGATCGGGGCGAAGAAGAAGCCGGTCGTGGCAATCGCTCCAAAGGGTCGGAAAAAGAAGACAAAGCGCTGATCGGTTTTGACGGCCATCGCTTAGGCGATGGAACCCGTCATTACTTTCTCAGCCTCCGCCGGCGTCATCGATGCCGAAGCCGGCATCATTCGCGGCGTCTCGCTGATCACGAAAGGGCCGGCGCTCGGGCACGGCGTGATGATTGACGACAAGACGCTGGAGCAGGTGAAAGCGGCCGCCGAAGAATACACCGGCGGGCTGAAAGTCGTTTTGAATCACAGCGGCGGCGCAGGAGACATCGTCGGCTTTATCGACACGATGCGCATCAGCGGCGACAAACTTCTTGGCGATCTGCATTTGCTCAAGACTTCGCCGCATCGGGAATACATTCTGGAGATTGCCGAGCGCATCCCGGATACGTTCGGGCTTTCAATCGCGTTCTCCGGTCCGTCCGAGAAGAGCGCCGATAAGCTCACCACTTTGCAACGGTGCTCAGAAATTTTCAGCGTGGATATTGTAGGCACACCTGCCGCAAATCCTAGCGGATTTTTTGCGCGCAAACTCAAACAATTTGAGAGCGACGCCAGCGAGTCGCCGGAAGCAGAAATCAAAATCGAAATTCCTATGAACGACGAAATGAAGAAAGCCATCGAAGGCATGATTCAATCTGCCATGATGGGCATGAATGATAAGATCGCGAAGCTCGAAAGCGCTCTCGCTCCGAAAGAAGACAAGCCCGCTATGATGAGCGCGCAAAACGAAGTCGTGCAACTCGCTGCCAACACCGCGGCGCTCGCTGCCGTCAAAGAATTTGCCAAGAGCTTCGGTGCGCCAGCCGCCCCGATTGCCTCGGCTGAAGCAGTCAAACCAGTCGTGCAGGTCCAGAAGTTCGAGGACGTAGTCGCAGCCAAAGCCACCGAGCTCAAGGGCGACAAATCCTCGGCCATCACCTTCGCGATCAAAAACCATGCTGACCTTTACGCTGCGTATCGCGCGCGCGTTCAAGGCGGCGAACTCGTCAAACTCTAATACCCAACTACAATGGCAACTTCATACCAAAACAGCGGCTCGTTTGTCGCGAACGCGGCTATCACCGCCTTCCGCCTCGTGTCGATTTCCAGCAACCGCGGCGTCGGTCTTTCCGCCACCGCTTCCCTGCCTGACGGCGTGGCTACGATTGACGCTGCAAGCGGCGACCTCGTCACCGTTCAGTTCCTCGGCGGCAACACGGTCAAAGCCACCCTGCTCGCAGGGCCGGTCACCGTAGGTGACACCTTGTTCACGACTGCAAACGGCACCGTCGCCATCACCGGCACGATCACCGTGGGCAAGTCGCTTTCCACCGCCTCTGACGCTTCGGCCATCATCGAGATGCTGCCGAAGAATCTCTAACCCTTAAAAAATAAATTACCATGTATAGCAATTCAGCAGCAATCTTCCGTGGCGACATCGCCGGCGTAGTTGAGCAGGCAAAAGACTTCGAGGCCGGACTGATCGGCACCGCAGTCATGCCAATCCTCGACGTGCCAGTGCGCGCCGGCCAATACCCATCGTTCGTTCTCAAAGAGGGCCAACTCCTCAAGAGCGACATGAAGACCCGTTCGCCATACAGTGCTTACGCTCGTGGCACCCGCGCCTTCGTTCAAGACACCTACACGGCTCTCGAATACGGTTACGAAGAGGCAGTGGACGATACCGTCACCCTCGACGTTGCCCGCTTCTTCGACGCCGAAGTCATCGCCGCCAAACTCGCCAAGCGCAAACTTCTGCTCGCGCACGAGCTTCGCGTCGCTGCCAAAATCTTCGACAGCGGCACGTTCACGGCGACCAACTCGGGCACCGCCTACACGACCGCCAATCTGGCGACCTTCGATGTCGGCGCTGACGTTCAAGAAGCTCTCGACCGTTTGCTTTCCAAGGGAGAATCGACCACGAACACCAAGGTCGTGATTCCTTACCCGGTCTGGACCCGCATCCGCGCCAGCACAAAATTCCAGAACCGCCTTCGCGGCACCGGTCTTTCGACTGACACGATCCTGAACGCCAGCACCCAAGCGGCCGCCGAAGTCTTCGGCGTCGCCGAGGTTCTGATCGGTCGCGCTTCCTACGACCAAGCACCCGAGGGCGTTGCCTTCTCCGCTGCAAATGCGTGGGCCAACACCTTCATCTGGGTCGGCTCGGTTACGCAGGCCGGAGCCGGCTACTTCGGCGGCGGCGCTGGATTCACCCTGAACTGGTCCGAATATGGTCCAGCAATCGGCGTCTCGACCTATCGCGAAGAGGCGATCAAGTCGAACATCGTCCGCGCCTCGCAATACACCGCCGAGAAGGTGGTCAATGCGAACGCCGGTCAGCTGATCACCACGCAGTATTCCTGATCTTAACTAGGTTTCGTAAACAGCCTCACGCTTCACGGCGTGGGGCTTTTTGTTTTGACCGGTCCGAGCGTTCAGCAAGACCTGAGGAACACACAACGAACATGATACTTTCCCTTTGCGTTATCGCAGGCAACGAGGCGGCACAAATCGGCGCGATGCTCGACAGCTTCGACGGCGTGATTGACGAGGTTTCACTTGTGCGCGCCATCGGCTCGCAGGAACCGGACGCCACCGAGCAGATCGTGCGCGACTGGTGCATGGAGCACTCGGTCGGATTCATCTTCTCGGAATACAAGAACGGCGCCACGGCGCAGGCATGGAAGCACGTCGATTCGTTCGGCCGGGCGCGCAATCAATCGTTCGCGCAGGCGTGCGGCGATTGGCTGATCTGGGCCGACTGCGACGACGTGATTGCGGAGGCCGAGAAGCTGCGGGACCGGCTCGCGGAGCTATCGGACGACGTGCTCATGGTTCGTTGTCCTTACGACGTGCGCGGCACCGGCAAGAAACTTCACCGCGAGCGGATCGTGCGGCGCAGCGCATTTGCGAGCGGGCGCGTGTGGCATCACGACGTGCACGAAAATCTGCTCCTACTTCCGAACGACCGGCATTTCGACTGGGCGACGCCGGTCTGGCATCATCAGCCGATTGCGATCAAGCAGGACAACCGCAAGCGCAACCTCGCGATTCTCGGGCGCAGCGTCGCCGAGTCGGCGACCCAATACTTTTACATTCACCAAGAGCACTATTGCGCCGGCAACAAGACGGCGGCGGAGCAGTTCGGACGCATTGCGCTGAGCTTTCCGAACCTTGACGACAGCTTCCGCTACGAGGTGCAACTCAATCTTGCGCGACTCGTCGCTTCGCGGCGCGAGGCGATCCAGTTCGCGATGTCGGCGCACGGCGTTTTTCCGTGGTGCCGCGAGGCCATCGCCTCGGTCATCCTGCTTAGCTTCGAGCGCAACGACGGCAAGCGGGCGAGCTTCTGGGCGTCGCGGATGCTGAGCCTTCCCGAGCCTACCGAGAAGGACCGGCCTTGGACTCACGAGGTCAAGTGGTATGGCTGGGCCGGGCACGATCTCGCGGCGCGTGCGTTCCGTCTCGCCGGCCAACTCGACGACGCCGCGGCGATGCAGCTCGTGTTTCACAAGCACACCCAGCCGAAGATTCGGCTTACGCAAAAGACGCTGGGGAACTCGACCAAATCGGTCGCCTTCCGCGACGCTTGGCTCTCGACGGCGGCGCAGCCGGAGCGCATCGAGCACCGCTTTCTTGTGCGCGCCGACGACGCCGAGACGATGGGCATGGCGAAGCAGTTCCTGCACGACGTAGACGAGCCAAGCGCAGCCGAGCCGGGCGTGATTCAGATCAACGCTGAGGATGGCATGGTGGCGCCGCACGGCTGGGACGATCGCATCCTTGCGAGCGGCTGCACGCTGATTGACGCCGAGAACATCGAGCAAATTCTGGGAGCAAAAAAGGCATGATTCCCGAGCCGGCAATTGTCGTCTGCACGACCAACGCAAGGTGTCTCGACGTGCTGAAGGCTTCGCTTAGAGCCTACGTTCCGTTTGAGGTAGAAAAGCACATTCACCTGAAGGTCGGAACAAACTTCGGCGAGGCCTACAACTTTGCGATGCGCGACGCGTTCGCCAAGCACTCCGAGGTGGTCATCTGCAACGACGACATCGTGTTTACGCCATCGACGTGGGCCACTCTGCTCGCCGACGTTGCGCTGCTCAAGGAGGCCGTCGCCGATCTGGGCTACGTCGCAGCGCGGTCCGACTACGCACGCGGGGCGCAGAACATCCGTTGCGGCACCGGGCGCTTGGACTTTCTGCGATTCGAGTCAGAGCGCAGCATTGTCGAGACTCCGGTCATCGCGCCGATTTGCGCGTGGATTCACCGAGACGCGTGGGTCGATTTTCCGCCGATCAACTGGTTCAGCGACGACGTGCAATGTGCGGACATGAAGCGCCGGCACTTCGTTTCCCGGGCTTACGTCCATCACGTCGGAAGCCAGACGTGCGGCAACGACGCTGCGAAGTGCATGGCCGACGCCGAGCCGTGGCTGCGGGAGAACCGGCCGGCGCTGCACGCGCTGCACTTCGGGCGGGTTTGACGATTCTCGCAATAGTATGGCCGCCGTCCGAGACTTCGACCCGACGCAGATCAATTCCGACTTCTCCGCGATCTTGGAGCAGGCCGGCATTTCATTCACGTATCAGGGCGCGGCGGTGACCGGCGTCTGGTCAGCATCACGCAACGCCTTCGCCGACTTCGAGGACCAACGACGGGACGATTCGCGCTTCACCGTGTTCCTGCTCACGACGAGCGTCAGCGCCGTTCCGCAGGTCACGCAGACGCTTTCCCGAGCCGGCATCACCTATTTCATCGACCGAGTCATGCTCGACGCCGAGGGCGCGGGATGTGAACTCGAAGTGCAAAAATCAATATGATCGAGATCGAGGCCAGTTTCTCGCGGCTAGAATTCCAGCTAGCAAAGCTTGCCAACGCGGCGAAAGTGGACCTCGGGCTGGTCATCAAGGAGGAGGCGAAATACGCGATCCAAACCATCGTCAAATTCACGCCGCCCAAGAGCAAGCAGCAGGGCGCGAACGCAGTGCGAGCCGACTTTTCCAGACTGGCGGAGCCGCTCGTTTACCAAGACTTGCAGGCCAAAGCGACCAAGGGCGGATTCTACACATCGATGGCGCGTTACGTTCGCAACCGGCAGGTCGAGAAACTGCGGGCGCTTCTGCGCAACCCGAAGCTCTCGCACTACTACGGCATGAGACTTTTGGAGAACGAAGACGCGCTGCGCCTTGAGCACAGGCGCAAACAAAACGCTCGCGGGAGAATCACCGGCAAGCCGGACCAACTCGCGTTCGGCGGCGACTACAAAAAGTATCGCAACGAGATCGAGGGCCGCGTCGGCTGGACGGTCTCGGGCTGGAACTCGTCGGCAAAAGTGACCGGTGCGCGCTACAAGAAATTCAGCGATAAGCTCAAGCCGCAGGCCAGCGGCAACAAGCTGTTCGGCTCGGTGCGATCGAGCTTCGGTCCGCAGCCGTTCATCAAGGCGACGGCGCACAACGTGAAGATTCCAAACTATCAGCGCATGATTGACGGCGCGATCAACTCGCGGATTCAAACGACCGTCAAAAAGATTGAGGCAATAAATTCAAATGCAGCGGTCAATTTGGGTTTCATAAGAGTAAAAGGAATGATGCCACTTAAAACCGCAGCATGAGCACCCGCACAAACATCCGCAACGCCACCGCCAACGCGCTCACGGGCGCTCTCGTCGTTCCGACGGCGAACATTCTGCGCGGTCGCAACAACACGATTGCCAGCGTCAGCTTTCCGGCCGCAGCCGTTTACGCGGTCAGCGAGCAGATCGAGGTGCGCACGCTCGGTCCGAGCAACCGCACGCAATACCGGCAGTTGCAGCTCGTCGTGGACTACTTTATTGCCGAGAGCGGCACCTACCTGATCGACGACCTTTTCGACACCGGCAGCGCAGCGGTCGAGGCGGCGGTGCTCGCGGACGTTACGCTGGGCGGGCAGTGTCAAGACCTGCATTTGACGTCCGTCGAATATACGATTGAGCCAGACGAGGACCGGCGCTTCGGCTCGGCTCGGCACACTTTCAACTGCATCTATTTTTCAACCGACTAACCTCATTTTATGGCAACCAAACTCGGCCGGGAAGGCCTCATCAAACTGTCCAGCACGACGATTGGCGAGCTGCGGAACTACAGTCTCACCCATTCGTCCGACACCGTCGAGGACTCAGTCCTCGGCGACACCTACCGCACCCGGCTCGCGTCCATGAAATCGTTCTCGGTCAGCGGTGACCTCTACTGGGACGAGACCGACGCCGGCCAGCTCCTGATCACCATCGGAAGCTCGGTCACGCTGAACCTTTATCCAGAGGGCGCAAGCACCGGCGACGTTTACTATTCGGGCGCGGCCATCGTCACCCAGTTTAACGTCTCCGCGTCATTCGACGGCATTATCGAGGGCTCGATCGCCTTCGAGGGCAACGGTCCGCTGAGCACGCTCACGGCTTAATTTCGCAGGCAAAAAACACACAACACACATGGACGCAATCGACCTCGTCAGAGAACACTTCGCATCACTCGGCACGCGCAAAATCGACGTGCCGGAGTGGAAGCTCGTGGTGCACGCAACGCCGGTAACGCTCTCGGAAAAGAACCGGCTCTATCGTCGCAGCAAGGAGAACGACATGGAGCTGCTCGTGGACATTCTGATCATGAAAGCGACCGACGAGCACGGCGCGAAGCTGTTCACGATTGAGCACAAGCCGACCTTACTGAACAAGGCGGACAGCAACGTCGTCGGCCGCGTCGCAAACGCCATTCTCGCGGATGACGCGCCGAAGGTGGACGACCTAAAAAACTGATTTACGGTGGGGAGGCGGCAGACCTCCTCGCCGTTTACGCGCTCGCGGATCGTCTGCACAAATTTGCCTACGAGGTGCTCGCGATGCCGGCCGAAGAATTGAACGGCTGGCTCGCTTACATCGAACACCAAAACCGAAAACTAAAAAATCATGGCTGAGGCGACATTCACACTGCGGGCGGTCGATGCGACAAAGGCGGCTTTTGCTGGCGTGCAGAACAGTCTTTCGCGGCTGGAAAAAAGCACCGCAACCATCGCAAAACTCGGCAAAAACCTTTTGGGTGGGAGTGCAGTTGTGGCGACGATGACGATGCTCAAGGGCAAAATCGATCAGGTCGTAACAGCGAGCGAGGAGATGGGAATGAGCGACGAGCAAATTCTTGGCGCAATGCGCTTTCAAAATGCAATCGAAGTGACGCTGAACTACATCATGCAGATTCCTGCTCTGCTTGCTCGTGCTGGTTTCGCTCTAGGTGAAATGACTGGGCTGCTAAGCAAGACGGATTTAGCAGAACAATTAAGAAAATTCAGGGAAGCGGCCGGTGCTAAAGAGCTTAAATCGCTGGGTGAAACGGTGCAGTCTCTCGGCAAAGATTTCGACAAAATCGGTCAATCAACTGGCGCTGCTTTTGATGAAGCTACCGCAGATGTGCAGAGGCTTGAAAACGCGATGGCGGCAATCGCTACAAAAAACCCGCTGGAAAGAGCAAAGCTGGAAGTAGAACTAGCGAAAGCCTACAATGCAGAGCGGCAGATAGGTCTGGATTTATCGAAGCAAATTGCGGACGCGCAAGTTGAACTGACGAAGAGCAAACCCAAGGGAGAAATTGCTGAAATCTCCAGTCCGATGAACCTAAGGGCACTTAATGAACTGCGAGGCATTCAAAATCAGCAGATGATTCAGATCAACAACGAGATGATTACAGCAATAGCGAACGGCGCAGCGGTTGGAGTGATCGAAGAAAGGAAACTGAAGCTCATGAAAGAGCAGACGGACGTGAACCTTAAGCTGAACAAGATTCTTGAGGCAAACGACGCGATCTTTTTGAACGCTGGCGACATGATCGCCCAAGGCTTCGAGGACGCAATCTTGAGCGGGCAAAAGCTCGGCGAGGTCGTTCGCTCGCTCGGTCGCGATTTGGTGCGGCTTGTGTTTAGCCAGATGGTGACGCAGCCACTTGCGGCCGGCATCGGCGGCGCAATCAAAGGCGCTTTCGGCTTCCGCGCAATGGGCGGACCCGTCAGCGGCGGCTCGCCCTACGTCGTCGGCGAGCAAGGACCAGAGCTGTTCGTGCCGCACGCGTCGGGCACCATCGTGCCGAATAACAAGATGGGCGGCGGCAGCGGATCGGGGAGCGGCGGCGTCACCGTGAATTACAACATCGCGGCCGGCGTCTCGCGCGCCGAACTTGCTCCGATCCTCGAACAAGAGCGGCGCCGGCTCAAGGCCGAGATCCCAGACATGGTTCGACGCGGCGGCGGATACCGCGCAGCATTCGCCTAATCGTCATGGCTATCACCTATCCACTCACGCCGCCGAGTCCGTTTAACCTCTCGCGCTTGTCGTTTACGGGCGTTTCTGCGACCTCGCGCAACACGTCGCCCTTTACGTTGCAGACCCAGCAATACAACTGGCCAGGTCAAGCCTGGCTCGGCTCGGTCGATTGTCCACCGATGAAGCGCGCGGACGCGGAGGAGATCGTCGCGTTTCTGCTCAAGGCGCAGCGCGGCACGTTCTATTTTCAAGACTACGCGAACCCGCTGAACCGAGGCGGCGTGACCGGGAACCTCACCGTTTCCAGCGCAACCGCAAACGGCACAACGCTCGGGATCAGCGGAGCGAGCGGGCAATTCGCCGTTGGCGATTGGCTGCAAATCTCTACCTCGCTTTACAAGGTCGTCGAATCGACCTCGTCGTCGAGCGTGGACGTTTTCCCGGCACTCCGCAAAAGCTACGCGGGCGGCACGTCTATCATCTACGGCAGGACCGGCAACGCCGCTCGCGCTCAGGGCGTCTTCCGCCTAGCATCACCAAGCACCGAGTGGGCCATCGGCGAGGCCAGCATCTACGGCGTGGGCTTCGCAATCATCGAGGACGTCGAGTCATGAGCATCACCACCGCAGGCCGGTCGCTCTCGGCCAACATGGTCACCGAGGTCAGCGCATCGCAGCTCTCGCCGATCTTGCTCGCGTCGTTCTCGTTCTCGACGCCGGTTCGCCTTTGGAGCGGTTACGGCACGATCACCGTCGGCGGAGTGACCTACCTTGGAAGCGGCACGCTGGGGACAATCTCGCCGGTCGAAGAGACGACTGACCTCTCGGCGCGCGGAATTAACTTTCAGCTCTCGGGTGTGCCGAGTGCTCTGATTGCGGTCGCGCTCACCGAGAACTACCAAGGCAAAGCTTGCTCCGTGTTATTTGGTGCGCTCGACGCCAGCGGTGTGCTGGTGGCATCTCCCATTACTATCTTCGCCGGTCGGATGGACGTCATGGCGATCAATGACGACGGGCGGACTTCAACCATAGGTTTGAGTGCGGAGAACAAGCTCGTGGATTTTCGCCGGCCGCGTGAAGTGCGCTACACCCACGAAGAACAGCAGAACCTTTATCCACCCGGCTCCGGCACGCCCGGCGATCTTGGCTTGGAATTCGTAAACGCGATTCAAGAAAAACAAATCTATTGGGGCAACGCAAAGCTCGCGGCACCGGTCAACGAGGGCGGCGGCGAGACCGAGGTCACGTCCTACATGTGACCATGCCAGCACGCCGCGACAACTGGCCAAACCTTCTCGCGCAATTTATTGAGCAACGGCGCGAGCAGCCTTTCGCGTGGGGCGTAAACGATTGCTGCATCTTCGCGGCCGATTGGGTCCAGCTCTGCACCGGCGAGGATTACGCGAAGGCGTGGCGCGGTCGATACTCCACACCCATCAACGCTCGGCGATTTCTCAATGAGGCGGGCGGCGTCGAGGCTTTGGTGGACGCGCTAGGGCTGCAACGAGTCGCGCCGCAGTTGGCCGGGCGCGGTGACATAGTCGCGCAAGAAGCCGGACGAGGAATGACGCTCGGCATTTGCCTCGGCGTGACCACGGCTTTCGTCACTAAAAACGGCTTAGCGTTTGGCTCGATTGCGAACGCAGAGAAATCTTGGAAAGTCTAAAATGGAAGCACTCACAATTTGGATCCTCGCGACAGCTGCCGAAATCACCGGGACCACCATCGTGCTAAGCGCCGGTGGTCTTGCTGTCGCTACGTCAATCACGACCTTTATCGTCGTTACCGCTGCTTCGATGGCCGCGTCGAAACTGCTCGCGCCGAAGATGCCGAGCTTCTCGGACTCTTCGATGACGGACCGGTCTCAAATGGTCCGCAATCCCATCTCGGCGCGGTCGATGGTTTACGGAAAATGCCGGGTCAGCGGGACAATCGTTTATCTCAGCACGACGGGAGACAAGAATCAGTTCCTGCACATCGTCGTCACGCTCGCCGGCCACGAGATCCAAGCCATCGACGAAATCTATTTCAACGACGAGCTGGTGCCGCTCGATCCAGTCTTCACAAATGAGCCGACCGGTTTTTACGCAGGCGTCGCGCGCATCAACAAGCATCTCGGCGAGACTTATCAGACGGTCGATGAAGACTTGGAAGACGACACCGCGAGCCTGACCGATGGAAAATGGACGGAGAACCATCGCCTGCGCGGCATCGCCTACCTTTACGTGCGTCTCACGTGGGACGCCGAGAAATATCCGAGCGGAATCCCAAACATCAGCGCCGTCATTCGCGGCAAGAAGGTGCTCGATCCGCGCACGGGAAACACCGCCTACTCAGCCAACGCCGCGCTCTGCCTTCGCGACTACCTGACCGACACGTCGCTGGGCATGGGCATGACCGCAGCCGAGGTTGACGATACCGCTTTTGGCGTCGCCGCCACCATCTGCGAAGAACAGGTTCAAATCCTGCCCGTCTCGCCCGTCGTCAACGAGAACCGCTACGAGGCGAACGGCGTGATCGTGACGAGCGCCAGCCCAGACGAGAACATCGGCAAGCTGCTCTCGGCAATGGGTGGCCTGATCGCCTACACGGGCGGACGCATCGTGCCCTACGCTTCAGCCTACCGGATTCCGACCGTGACCCTGACCGAGAAGCATTTCGTGGGACCGCTCAACGTGCAGACGCGGACGAGCGCGCGGGACCGGGTGAACTCGGTCAAAGGCGTTTACGTGAGCGAGACGAACAACTGGCAGGTGACCGACTTCCCGACGATTAGCTCGCCAACCTACGTCACGCAGGACAACGGCAACGTCTTTTTCCGCGACGTGGTTCTGCCGTTCACGACTTCGCCGAGCTGCGCTCAACGGCTCGCCGTGCTGGAGCTTCGCCGCGCTCGCGAGGAAATCACGTTCTCGGCACGCTTCCGTCTTGAGGCGATGCAGGTTCGGGCCGGTGACACGGTCATGATTACCAACGAAAAGCTCGGCTGGTCGTCGAAGGTCTTCGAGGTCATGGAGTGGAATTTCGCGAGCGACGGCACGCCTCCGCAGGTGTTTATCGACATGACGCTGCGGGAGACCGCTTCGTCGGTTTATTCGTGGGACGTTGACGAGGAAATCTTTGTCGAGGACTCGCCGAACACGACGCTGCCCGACCCGTTCACGCTCGGCGCGCCGACCAACCTTTCGCTGACGGCAGACGGCACGACGCAGCTCGTGCAGGCCGATGGCACGATCTTGCCACGGATTCGCGTCGGCTGGACTCCACCGGCTGCGGAGTTCATCCAGAGCGGTGGCTCGGTCGTCATCGAATACAAGCCGGCCGCAAGCACGACCTACCTGACGTGGAACACGGTCGAGGGCGCGCAGACCGAGGACTTCATCTCGTCCGACATTACGATTGGCACGAACTACAACGTCCGCATTTACGGTGAGAGCTTCTTCGGGATTTCGACAAGCTATCTCAGCGGCTCAATCACCGTCGCAAAAGACACGACCGCACCGGCGATTCCGACCGGACTGAGCGCTGCCATCGGGACCGGCAAGGCCGTCTCGCTCGATTGGAACGACAACATTGAGCCGGACTTTTCGGAATACGGCATTTATCGGAACACTTCGGCAGTCACGCCGGCCAATGCGAACACGGACAAGATCGCCGAGGTTCGCGCGTCGCGGTTCGTGGACACGGACGTAAACATCGGAACGACGTATTACTATTGGCTGACCGCCTACGACTCAGTCGAGAACGTCAGCGGATTTACCAGCTACGTGCAGGCCACGCCGTCGGTCATCACGGCCGGGCCAATCGACCCGAGCGCGCCGGATCAGCCAAACGCTCCGACGCTGGTCAGCACGACGGTCTATCCTTCCACGGACGGCACGAGCTTTGCGCGAGTGTCGCTGACAGCGCCACCGTTGCCGACCAAGGCCGTTGCGCTCGATATCCTCTACCGGCGCACGGGCGCGAGCGATTTCATCATCGGCAATCAGATCAACTCGTCAGTCTCCTACGCCGTCACGATTGACGATTTAACCGTCGGCGAGGCTTACGAATTCGGCGCACGCGGCATTTCTTTCTCGGGTGCGTTGTCGCTTGTGTCGCCGCTGCTCAGTCTGACAGCGCCGAGCAACACGATCCTGCCGACGGCACCGACGGCTTCATTTATCGACGGGCAATTTGCACCGCCAGTTTCGCAAGGGAAAATTCCGATGTTTGCGGTTGGCATGACGATCACTGCCTCAGCGAGCACAGACATTGCGCGAGTGCAGTCGAAGGTCGCGGTTACAAATGATCCGACAGATGGTGCGGCGTGGTATGCAGACGGGAACAACAGTCTTTTTGACCAAGCCATGCCGGCGAATGGCAGCGTGCGAGTGGCTTTTTACGACGTCACGGGAATGACTGCCGGATTCGGATTTGCTCGCGTTATCTCTCGCAGCGGCATCGCCTCAAATTGGACTTCCCTCGGCAGCGTGCAGGCTGACTCGTCGCTGATCAAGCGACCGCTCGGAACGGTCTCGCAATTCAACACGGACGACGTAAGCACGACCGGCATCAAGACCGGTGGCGGCGCGAGCACTCGGCAGATCAACGTGATTTTCTCCGAGTCGGTCGTTGCCACTTTGGCCGGCGGTGCGGCGTCGGAAACTTTTGAAACATCGCTGACGAATCGCGGATTCAGCGCGAAGCCTGACATCGGGATCGCGCAGTGCGCATCGGACGGAAACATCTCGGCCGCTTACGATTTCGACGCAGCCGGCAACAGCAGCGTGACCGCAGTCATCCGCGTCTCGACAATCGACGGCTCAAACATCGGCGCAGGCAATTACCGTTTTAGCGTCGAGTTTACCGACTTCACCTAACTTTATGGCCTTTCAAAAAACCATCACCCTCGCCAGCGGAGTCTCAGGAAATTACACGCGGCTGATTACCTACCGCTGGGATCGTTCGACGCGCGAGGCCGTCGCGTTGTTTGCGCTCTACCTCGATGCGCAGGCCGCGCAGTCAGGCAAGCACGCGCTGACTCCGTTCATCGCCAAGCTCCGCCTCGACGGTGCGAAGTTCGACTTCTACCTCGGCAACGCGGTGCTGAGCGAGCACGCGGCGATTGCGCAGCTTTACGCAGCGGCGAAGGCCGAGCCGGTCTCGTGCGACGCCGGATCAAACGTCTTCGCCGACGCCGTGGACGCGTAGTGATTCCGCGCTGAGTCTGTTTTTTCTTCAGACGTAAGCCGTTGACTATCAACGCGCACGGATTGCGTGCGATACTTCGCGCACATTTGACTTCACATCGTCGGGCGGATGTGTAGGGTTTGCTCATGCCAGCCGACGCGAATTAACGCCAAGGACGCAATCGACCATGACATCCCAATCCGCACTCACCCAAGCTCTGGTCCTCGCGCTGACCGCGCCAGACCAACAGCGCGCCGACCGCGCAATCGCTCTCGCCGAATCCATCGGCGCGGGCTGCACGGCGAAGCAGATTGCAGCGGCGAAGCGCAACGCGGCAAAACTCACGAAATGAAATCCACGCTCCTCTTCCTCGCGCTCGCGGCTACCGCGCACGCGGCGCCACCCGCCTCGTTCTGGCGGGCGATCCATCTCGTTGAGACATCCGGCCGCACTGGGCCAATCCTCGGCGACGGCGGGAAGGCGCTGGGACCGCTCCAGATTCACCGCGCATATCACGCGGATTCACGCGTAGCCGGCGATTACAGCCGAGTGGCCGATCTCGACTACTCCAAGCGCGTCGCGACCGCATACCTCGAGCGCTACGCGCCCGCGGCGTGGAAGGCGGGCGATGTCGAGACGCTCGCTCGCGTGCACAACGGCGGACCGAGAGGTCATCTCAAGCCGGCAACCAAAGGCTACGGCGCGCGCGTCAAGGCGCTCACAAAATGAACCCACCCGACCAACCATGCCAAGCCACACCCGCTGGCGATCTACGCCAGCAGATCATGGACAGTAGAGTGCCAAAAAATGAACGGGAGTGGTGGGCATCGCGCGAGATTGAAAAACTTGAACGCAAACTTGCCGACTGGTCCGTGCTCAAAGGCTGGGGCGGCACGCCCGAAATCGTTCACAAGTTCGTGAAGGGCCAGCAGCACCGGATTCACTACTGCCAAAACCTTGAGGCCGAACTCACCGCGCTTGCGGCCGAGCGCGACCGCCTCCGCGCCGAGGTGGAGCGGTGGAAGAAACAAATCAAAGACGACAATCGCTCCTACGGCTGCGAGCTGCGCGACCCGAACGGCACGATTTGGCAGCAGGCGACCAAGGACCGCGCTCGCGCCGAACGGGCCGAGGCCGAACTAATCACCGAGCGCGCGCGGCTGGATTACCTTGGTCTGCACATGGGCACTGCGCTAGTTGCCCACGCTCTCAACTGCGATTACAGCCGGTGCTTTCCGATCCGCGACGCCATCGACCTCGCGATGAAAAACGAAACCAATCCATGACCACCGAACAACACCTCGAACTATTAACCGAGCTGCGCGCCATCCGCGCGGCTCTCGAAGCCAAGCCTCGGGCGGCATCGCCGGCCACGCCCACCGCACCGACCGCGACGCCGAACAGCCTTCCGCCGCCTGCGGTCGAGATACTCAACGCAGGCGACGTGCAGGTCCACTTCGGCAAGAACACCGGGACGCCGCTTAGCTCGCTGACCGACAAACAACTGCTCTGGTATGGCGCGGATCGCCCGGAGCAGCTCAAGAAAGACGGCACGCCGTTCGCTCCGCGCGAGGCCGACGTGCTATTGAAAAACGCGTGCCGCACCTTGTGGCATCAGCGCAAGAGCGCTCCAATCGTGCTGGCGACGCAGCCGGCAGACGACGGCGAGAACGTGCCGTTCTAAAACTTCTCGGCGGTTCCGAGTATAAACCCAACCCTACGACGCCGCTGGTGGCGGTGCGAAAATACGCCAGCAACTATTTCCCAAAAGGAAACCCGCCGGCCAACGACGACCGGCGGGCAACACGAAACACACACACGATACACTAACATGGACAACGTAAAATCAGAGATCGCGGTCGCAGAGACCGCCACGAAAGCACCGATTCAGTTCGGACAACACGGCGTGCAATTGCAGAGCATCGACGAGGCTTTCCGCTTCGCTCGCGCGGTAGTCGCCTCGGGCTGGGCACCGAAAGGAATGGAAAAACCGGAGTCGGTAATGATAGCGATTCAGTTCGGTCTCGAGATCGGACTCACGCCGATGGCGGCGCTCCAAAACATGGCCGTCATCAACGGCAGGCCGGCGATCTACGGCGACGCCGCGCTCTCGCTGGTGAGATCCAGCGGGCAGCTCGTGAGCTACAAGGAGACCGAAGTCGGCGAGCCAGGCAAGGACAGCCACGGCTTTATGGTGACGGTGCAGCGCAAAGGATTCGACGCAGCGAGCGAGACGTTCACCTGCGCCGACGCGAAGGCCGCTAAGCTCTGGGGCAAGGCCGGGCCGTGGAGCGACTACCCGAAACGCATGATGAAATTCCGAGCACGCGGATTCCTTCTGAGAGATCAGTTCGGCGACATCCTTAAGGGACTGCGAACCGCCGAGGAAGCGCGGGACATGCCCAGCGAAATCAACGTCACTCCTCTGGCCGACAAGCTCGCGGGCGGACTGAGCGACGCAATCAACAACTAATGACTAAACCACGCGTCAGGACCGCAGGAATTCCGACCCGCCGCAAAGACGTGCACGTCGAGATCGCGAAACCGAAGCGCCGCCAGGTCGTGGACGAAACGACTTACAGCCGAAACAAAATGGGCATCGCGGTGGACAGTCGCGGCCGCTTCATCGGGCGACGCGACATCGAAAAAGGCGCGGCACATTTCTGGAACTCACGCAGGAGCAAAAACACATGAGCAACGACAACGACACGAAGCAGACAGCAATTATCAACGCAGCGACGGAGCAATTCCGGGCGCTGCTCGAAACAAACTTCCGCAGCATCGCCAAGGCCGCGCAGGACGGATTCATCGAGGACGAGGACCAGCTC